ACGCTCTGGTTCAGGATGAGTATTCTCTACTTCAAGGATAGTGCCATCAAACAGGATAAGACCGCATCGTTCGACCGTCTCGGCTTTGTCATACTTAGCTTGTAGGCTGGAGACGATTTCGCTCATTGAGTAGCTCCTGAAGGGTTACATCCCGCTTCTCAACGGTGACGATTGGGACATCCTTGTGACGTAGGACATAGCAGATGCTCTTACGCCAAAAATCACGCAGGGTTTCGACATCACTCATGCTATTGACTTTGTGATGCACGATCTGATTACCACCGACATATACCGCCATGTGGTTAGCCTTGCTGCTACCGATGGCCATACACAGGAGGTCACCGGGGTTCAGCGTTTTAAGGGTCCAGTCCTCAACCTTATCAAAACCTTCGGCCTCATAACTCAGGCCAATGATGTCGATCTGGTCTGCGTCCCAATCCTTAGGACGGGCATAGTTGCTCAGTTCAATCTTAAAATTTAAGATGTAAAGATCACGCACCATGGTGAAGCAGTCATAGCGACCAAGCTCAAACGGACGACCAACGAGTTCAGCGTATTCCATGGTGATCCTCTGACTTAAATTTTAAGCTACGTCAACCCACGGAAAAGCAGGCGGCGTGTACTGGCGAAATGGATAGCTCTGGTTGGAGGCACCAGATGCTGTGGACAGAAGAAGGGTGATCTTAGTGCGGCTATAGTTCTCAACCCGCTTCACACGAAAGTAGCTAGTCTGTTTAGCGTTAACTTGAGAGGTCATATCTCCAAGAAGAACCTTGTGGCGTACAATCCGGGCACCTTCCAAGTAACCGTCATGGATCAGACCCTTGAACGGCAACAAGTCTAGGTTCTCTTGACCGATTGTTAGTCGAGGTGTGGGCGTGCTGGTATCTGAAGAAGCCTTCTCACCAGAGATAGCGATAGGCAAACCTTCATATTTGTTGCCAAGATATGTAAAGGACTCATCCCCCTTTAGATAAACCGTTCCCCCTGACACAGGAAGAATTTGCCATAGAGATACCTTACCATCAGCAATGAGTTTATGGGCATCATCAATATGACTTAGAGGAATATCAGACATTAGAAACTCGGATTATAGTGAATAAGGTTTACATCGAATGGAGCAATCCGACCACCAGAGCTAGGTTCTGCTTTAGGAATATTTACGGGAGCAGAAAAACGGCATAGAATATTACCAAGGTACTCGTGATTATATGCGAATACATCCCACATCTGATTCTGTTGATAGAACGCCAACAATCGTCCAGCATTCAAAGTAGGAGTCAGTGTGAGGTCCAGTTTACCATTACTTAGATGCCAACGAAGACCCGAGAGACTAACAGTGAACTTACGCCGATAAGGAACATTAGGCTTAGAGGTAAACTCCCAACCATTCATATCCACAGACGTGCCAGTGTCTGGTGCTGTTTCAACCGCCACCCGACTATTCGGACAAAAATCAAATGTGCCAGCCACTCTTAGATAGCTCCCTGAGAAACCTTACGAACAAGCTGCTTAGTCACACCGCCCTGCAACATATCATCAGAAATTGCAAGTACGATGTCCTTAGGACCAAGCTGCGGCTTCTCATCTTGCTTTACAACGTACACGTTCATTTCCTGATGGCTCTTCGACGGAACTGGCACAGCACCACTCATCTTGTTGAGAGCGTGGGCACCATGACGATTAAGCGAGTTTACGTTATCTAGACCAAGGCTATCAACAGCAGTCTTACGAAGCATGTACTCGCCACGTGCACCAAGGATCGGTACAGTGTCCTTGTTAAATACTCCTTGCGAAATATACCCAGTCGAACCACCACCCAGCAACTTCTTTGGCGTGATAGGTCCACCGTTCAGACGCTTGTGATAGATATTCGAGTCGTCCCCAATTGGACCACCATCCATTTTTTTACCAAGAGTTACACCGCCCGGTCCATCGACAAGCTCGACACCGATCATCCTCAAGAACCACTTGATCGCCATCAAAGCAAGAGCCTTGGCAATAAGCTGAACTACGAACTGACCAATAGCACTGATGATGGACTTCAAAGCACCCTTGATGCCCATTGATCCTTGCATCATTTTACTGAAGACATCCGTCAAGGTACTGCTCATCATATCAAGAGCAGGTCCGACGTTATTCTCCATAACAGTGGACCAATCTTGCATGATCCCACTGTTGTTTGCCCATCCAGCAGCAGCTTCTGCAAGACGTTCCTTCAGTGGTAGCTTATCAGTATATTCTCCTGTACGATCATTGATAGTCTGCTGAAGAGCAGCCGTCTCACGCATTTGAGTGTTTAGGTTCTGGAACGCAGTTGTATATGCAGTAAGCTGAGAAGTCTTTGCTTCACCATCTGGCATAGCATCGATAGTTGCTTTCCAGTTCTGAAGCTTAGCACCTTGCTGGTCTTCGGCTGATCTCTGGCTAGATACATTCAATCGATCAGTATTAAGCTGAGCCGCTTCTTTCTGCTGCTGAAGATAATAGCTAGTTCCAGCACCAACATGGTCCTTATTTAGCTGAGACGTAGCACGTGTAATATTCTGATCAGCAGTGCGAACACCGGCTTCGTTGTTATACGTAGCTGTCTCAAGCTCATTCTTAATCGTAGCCGCTGCGTCGTTGTAAGCTTTCTGAGCAACATCAGCAATATTCTTAAACAGATCAGTACGATACTTTTCAGCATCCTTCTTTAGCTTCTCAACAAGCTCTGCACGACCCTCCTGCTGAAGCTTTAACCCAGCAGCACTTAGACCTGCTGTAGGATGGTCACTATCATACTGACCCAAAGAGGCTTTGATATATCCAGCAATAGCTGTGTCCAGCGCCGCCTTCAAATCAGTTGTACTACCAATCCCCGCCTTAGCCTGATCCAGAACAAGGTTCACACTTGCGGAAGCGTTATTCACAGTCTTAGCGGCAAGTACCTTTTTCAGTTCCGCAATCGAAGTATCTTCCTTTTTATCAGCACGAGTTTGAAAGCTAGATGCTTTTGGACGCCAACCAATGTGACCGTGTACCCGACCAGTGGTAGGGTCACGTTCCATCTGAGGCTGATGCGGATCAACCCCAAGGCTCTCAATAAAGGCCGTTACATTATCAAGGCTGACACCCGCTGGCAATTTGAAATCAACTGCATGACCCGAACCGTGATCGCTCGTACCGGGCTTAGCGGCACGTGGTCCTTTACCATTGATATAATTGTTATATAGTCGGCGCTGTTCTTCCAGTGGACGAGGGGTTTCGCTATATACAATGATACCGGGGAAGGCGCGCTCAAGATCAGCCTTAATCTGAGCCCCAGTCAGGTTCGTACCCTTACGAGCCGTTACAGGCTTGATCTTAGCATCCGCTTCATCGTCCTGACGCTTCTGCTCCATCAGATTAGCAAGCTGTCCCTTTGCCTGAGCAAGCTGACTTGTCAGTACCTGATAACGAGCAGTACCCTCCTTGGTAGCCTTGATCTGCTTTTCGATATACGTAACCGCATAATTCAGGCGCTGGATTGCGGGAGACAGTGTAGCACGATTACCACCCTTGTCATCATTGATAGCTGTCTCACTAATATCCTGAAGACGCAACAAGTCGCGATCATCACCCTGCGCTCGGGGATCAAGACGAGCATCTGCTAGACCGATCTGCTGAGTAGCACTACTGTTCTGTGCCTTGGCTACAGCGATCTTGCGGATCAATACAAGTCGATCCTCAAGCATTTTAAGAACGTCAGCATAGCCATTATTAGTCTGATTGTTCAAACGAGAAATAGCATTACGTGCTTCCGATACCTGAGCAATATCGTCCGACTGAAGAGCCGAAGTAACAGCATCCTTATAATTTGTAGCAGTACGATTAACTCCACCCTTGAACTTACGATTTGTCAAGGAACCCATTTGAATCTGGGTATCACCACCATACCAATTGGTGTTGTCGTAACGAGACGAGTCAAGCTGTCCTTGTGTGGTACTGATTGTGTTTTGGGTATCAGTTTGCAAGATTTGGGCATCGATCTTGGCCTGCTTCAAAGCCTCACCACGATAACGTAGCATGGCATTCAGCAGTTCATTATATCCGCCACTAGCCTTACCAAGATAGCTATACAAATCGTTAAAACGATTAGCCAAAGTGGTAGTCTCAGTTTGTAGCGCAACGCTTCCATCCTTGAGACTACCCTGACGAGTGATAAGCCCATGAATGGCCTCATCCAAGGCTGTTACCGTTTGGTTGGACGAGTCAAGTGCACCCTTAGCATTCGCTGTCTTAGTAGCAAGCTCATCACTCTCCTTGTTCAATCCACCGATAGCTTGCAATAGACCAATCACACCACCAATAGCAGCGCCCATAGGACCAGCAATAGCAAAACCAGCCAAAGCCAGACCAATAGTTGTAAGCAGATTACCCCAGATACCCATGGCATTGATCAGTTCCTTGATCGGTCCAACAATATCCGAGATAGCTTCTACAAAATCAGCCAACAGACTGACTACGGTCTTCAAGGCGTCAACGAATGGGCCAGCCAGACCAGCGACCAAGACCCCTAGATCATTCTGAAGACGCTGCCACTGTGACCCCAAGCTATCCATAGCGGTAGCCTGAGCCGTAGCCGCAGTACCACCATTCGCAATCGCTAGGGCGAGATCGTCATAAGTACCAATCTGACCCTGAAAAGCAAGGAAGGCCGCAGCAGCACGAGTCTCAAAGCTGTTATAAGCGGCACTGGCACCAAATCCTGCGGCTGTCAGTTTCTTGACTACGTTGGCAAAGCCCATGCTCTTCACATCGACATCAGCCATCGTAAGGCCAACATCCTTCAGTGACTTCTTGAACTTTTCTGTAGGCTCTTGCAACTCAACAATAAGCTGGCGCATCCCTGTACCAATGGTCGAACCCGACTTGATACCAGCATTTGCCAGCGAAGCAGTGATCGTTGCAAGCTCATCGATACTGATACCGCTCTGCTTCGCAGTCGCACCGGCATACTGAATAGCCTGACCCATCTGAGTCATCGACAGCTTCGACTGGTTCAGGGCAGTAACAAGGACATCAACAACACGACCAGCTTCACCAGCCTGTAGCTGGAAAGCACCCAGAGCCGAAGTCAGAACATCCACCGACTCTGTAGGACTCGATCCCGAAGCAGTCGAAAGAGTAGTAGCCGCTTGCAGAACCTTGCCAGTTTCCTCTGCCGAGTAACCAGCCTGAGCAATGACAGTCGCCGCCTTTGTGATGTCAAGGATAGAGAAATTGGACTGTCGTCCAACCTCACCAATGCTCTTAGCCAACACACCCATCTGGGTATCAGTCGAACCTGAAATAGCCTGAAGCTGCTTCAATGCTGCTTCATATTCGACAACGAACTGAGTTGCCTGCTTGACGGCATTCATTACGGCATAAACGCCGCTAACCGCAATCGAGGCACCGGTGATCAAACCAACACGGTCCAGACCAGTCTGCAACTGACCCAAGAAGCTGCTCTTGCCACTCTTCTCGATCTCGGTATTGACCTGTGTCAGGCGCTTAAAATTTTCGCCAAGCTGCCCACTCAGCTTTTTATAAGCTTCATTGAGGCGCTCTACCGAACGAGTGGGAGCATCACGATCCTGTGCCTGTTGGATCATTTGCAAAAGACGAAGACGCTTTTGCAAACTATCCGTAAGTTGCTTCTCAGCCGATTGCTGACTTACAGTCTGTGAAATACCAGTAGGGAACTGATACTGCGATGAAGCACGCTTCATAGCAGCAAGACGCTGAGAATCCGTCTGGTTCAGAATACCAACAGCAGTTGTCTTTGCTGCTAGAGACTGACCGGGTTGAGCCGCATCAAAACGACGAGCCTCAACAACAGCCTGTCGATACTGATCGGTAAGCTGACGAAGCTGAGTAACCTGTGGTGAAAAGTCAGTACGACGATAGTTCTGACCCATCTTGGCCAGTTCATTATTCGCTGCCGTAATCTCAGTACGCAAACGAGCCATGTTCTCTTGCTGCGTCTTGGTACCGGTACTGACACCTGCTTGACCATTGAGCTTCTGAAACTCACGCTCAAGCCCTTGCACATCCTTCAGTGCATTCTGAGTATTAAATTGCTTAGCAAGATCACGCTGACCAACAGTACGACCAGCCATTGTCAGATCAGCAAAACGCTTATTCAATCCAGCAAGACGCTTCTCAAGAATGTCTGCTGCCGTGCTGGTTGATGTCAGGTCCTGAGCAAGACGAGAAGCCGCAGCCCCCTTCTTACCTAGAGCCTGTTCATCAAGAACTGCGAGAATACCCCCAGCACGCTTTCCAGTGTTAGCGTCCAGCAGCTTCTGAAGGTTCTGGGCCTGACCAATCAAAATGTTCAGGGACTTAAGCTGGTTATTCCATGCCTTAGACCCAGCGTTGGCTCCCCCTTCCAGTGCCTTTCCAAGGGAGCCTGCTGTTCCAACGATCCCATTGAGGCTCTTTTCAATAACCCCAAGCGCCTGTACCAGCGCGGACCCGTCTGCTTGCAGATCAATATTCTGTGTCAGACGAGTATTAAGAGCCACTTATCCACCACCAAACAACTGATTAGTACGCATCAACCACTCGGATGGGTCTGCCTTGGACAAGTCCTCTGTCGGCTTCTTGTCCTTCTTCCCACCAAACGCAACCGCTACTACCTCAGCGATAACAGTGAACTGCGTCATATGAGAGGCATAGGTTTCCCCAACCTTCAATTCGATGGCCTTCTTCAACTCATAGACGGAGTACCGCCAAAAGAGTTCATGAAGATCACCCTCACAACACTTAAACACCCAACAAACGGCTTCGTCAAATGTTAGTTTGCCGCACCAGTCTTTGATTGGGCCAATTGGGTGATCGTCGCTTGATACTTCTGAGCCAGTTCCGCCGTCTTTTCGGCGCTGGTCATAAAAAAATACAAGATGTGGTCCCCCACCCACATCACCAATTTGTTGAGTTCAGTGATGTCCACGTCCATATCAAATGGATCAATGAGATCACTGTCCTCAGTCACTCGCTTGCTACCTGTCAGCATTCGACGAATGATATAATCACGCAGCCCTGCGTTGGTAATCAATAGCTCACCAATGTCGTCAGGATTGGGAACAACGATCATGATTTCGTTGAACAGACCATAGGTCATCTTGACCACATGGGGTTCGCCATTGAGACGCAGGGTAAACTCAAGGCTCGGACGGGTAAGCTCAACCACGGATAGCTCCTAAACAAGAATGACCCGCCTTACAGCGGGTCATTCATTTAGTCTAGTCCTTTCCGTTAAGCGACGTAGGTGTACCCGGTACGCTTCGTTCCGATTTCTGCCATACGACCATTTGCGGCTTCAGCAGTGTTCAGATAGTAAGGCGTAAACTCAAACGGCATACTTCCGTAATCGGTTTCGCTGAAGTTGATCTGGAACCCCTTGGTCACCTTGACCTTAGGAATGATCATAACCACAGGCTTGTCGTAGTTCGACAACGTACCAGCGATCTTGAGCGAGAAGAAGTCCTGATCCGACTGGTCACCCATCGGTACTTCGTTCACAATCCAGACGTTATCACCAGCCGCAAACGACACTCCGGCTGGAACAGCCGCCGTAACGGTGAAATCGCCAGTTGCCGTAGTTGTTGCAGCCGTAACACGAACGGGATAAACGTAGTCATCCTGCCCGTTAGCACGCTGGATCAGAATTGTTGCACCATTTGGAATATCACCAACAGCAGTGATACCAGTTGTAGCATCGCCCGGAAGCGGGTTGGTGTTCACAACCAAAGTAGTCGTAGCTGCACCACCAATAGCCGTCTTCAGCTTACCACGCTTTGGCATGACAGTGGCACGGTTCAGCGACATTCCTCGGAACAGGTTTGCCGCACTAAACTCGTACACTTCCGCCGAAAGAGTAGTACGAACATTGGACTTCTGCGAGTCAACCAGAATTTGCTGAATGCCGTTACGAAGTTCAATCGTATCCGACTCCACGTTCATGGCAATGTTCTTTACCATACCGATAGAATCAGTATCAGGTAGAAGCGCAAACGGATCATTACCGAATGGCGTCATCATCAGCGTGGCATTGCCAAGCAGATATGCGTTTGTCTTGGTGTCAGCAGCCATTTGCTGGTCCTATCTTCAAAGTGAAACTCACAGCTTTCCCTTGACGCCATAACGATCCTCAGGCAATGACTACCCGCAGAACCACATTTAACCACTCGGAGATTACGGTGGCTCACCCTCATTGCTTTACTCTACGACTACCTCAGGACATTTATGTGGAAGTGTTTGAACTCTCACAATCCCAAGGTAAGACCATGAATGCTGCGGTTATTGATCTTATCAAAATCGCAATGACCCACAAGATCAGTGTACGAAAGGCTCTGGAAGAGCTACTCAATCGGGAGTTCGGAGTAGATGCCATCACTTCAGAAGGTTAACAACCGCTTCCTTACCCGCATTGCGGTAATTGAAAACGGAAGTGGTTTTTTCCAAGGCATCGTTGATGAACCTAGTCAAGGTTCTCTTCCTTCGTATCAGTTTACGAATGGCCGTCGTATTCTCCGCACTAACCCCGGAGTTCCCGTACAATCCGGCATGGTAATCAAAACACAGGGCGAAGCCATCTTCATCGTTGGAAATTTGGGTGACGATGACACGGTATTTCAATCGTTCCGCCTGTTCGAGACTACCGGACGTTACCAATGGCAAACTCGTGGAAAGAGTATTGATCCAGTTACCAAGCTGCCACAGGACACAGGTCTAATCAGCCATGGGTTGATCTGGGGAGCCTATGAGCCATCGAGCCAAGAGGTCTTCGACCGTCAGCTTCACCTGAATATGGAGACGGGTAACTTCATCACTAATGCAAATGTACAGCGCGATGACATTATTGATGATAAACGTGTGACTCGTGTCGACAATGTACTTGGGGTTAAACTGGCTGTTCTGTCTTAAATTTTAATACAGTCCACCCAGACCAAGGTTCTTATTCGATCCACCATTACCTCGATGGAGTTGAGCCGAATCCGTTGAGATTAGCTTTTCGGTACGATTAAACACGGCATTAGGAATGGCACGTGTAAGATAGTACGACAAAAAGGGTTCAAGTACAGGACGATAACCGGTAGCCCCCCGATGCAGCAATTTATTGGCAATGCTCTTGTCACTGAACAGTGACGGGATCAGCTTACCGCTATTACCCCCATGAAGGGCATTACCCAGCATATCCAAGGTGACTCGCCCCATTACCTGTACATCGAGGCGTCCTACTGAATAAGTGCTACTGACATTACCCTTACGACCGGAAGCTGTCTGTTTAGCTTCCCCCTTAACTTCACCATCTGTCTTTGTGAAAGTTACGATTACAGGACCAAGTTGCTTGTACAGCGCCTCGTTAGATAGCTGTTTACGAAGCTCTCCAGTACGAAGCCACCAGTCTCCGGTATAGCCTTCTTTCTTCTTCTGCTTCATATAAGCATTGCTACGGGAACCCCACCCCGCCCCAAAAGCAGATAGGTCCGTGTACAGGATGTTCTGGCGACCATACAGACTACGAGCCTGTTGTGAGATCGTAGTCTGGGTCGATGTGATTGTACCCGAAGGTCCGAAGGCTCGTTCTGGCTGAACAAGAAAGCGCCCCACCATACGGGCCATCTGAGATAGCTCCTTCTGGATTTCTGCTTCTACGCCTGCTTCAAGGGATGCCTTCGCATTCTTATAAGTGCGATCAGCCGTATTCAGTGCCACATCCTCGATGATCGTATTGAACATCGTTTGGAGTTTTTGAAAACGTCCACGACTATCACGACTGTTTTGGTAATTTACAGAACGTCGAGCCGTTTGCGACTGAGCATTACCAACAAATCGGAAGTTAATGGTATAGGGTGTCCGAGCCATTAGCTGCTCGTGCGCAGAAGCTCAATACCGATAGGGCGATAGTTACGTTGTTCCGCACCACCGCCACCGGGGAGCATATCAAAATCTGATACAACCATCTCGGTAAATTCGATACCGGTTTCCTTATCAACCATCGGTACCTTGCAACCTTCACCCCATTTATCATGGATCACGTTCAGAATTTTGATCTCACGAAAGAGGTTAATATCATTATAAGTGGACAAGGTAAGTCCAGAACGAACCTCCCACAGTCCACCATTTTCTTTGAAACTCCATCCAGCTAGACCAATCAGGTCAGCATGGTCCGCTTCTGCGGCTTCACCACGAGAGTCCCATGCGTAATACTCAAGCGTCGTACTGATACCAGCCGCCTTGACGACCTCAATTGTCTCCTGAACATTACGGATCAGAGACTTATACAGGCTTTCAAGATCGAACATTAGCTTGCGTAGTCATTTCCGGTTAGAGCGTCAGTAGTTTTTCCAATCGTAAGAAAGATCGGAGCTACCGATACATCGTCTGCAACCCCAGCTAGGATACGAAGACGAGATACGGACTGGCTAAGGCTATCTGCCAAACCCGACCAATCTACGGTTGTAAACCGCTGATACTTGTTCGTACCACTATCTTCAGATTTTGCAACCGCAAGCTGTAGCGAAGGCAGAACATCAAGCGCCGCCTGTGCCTCAATTGCATTGAGAACAATCAAGCTGCTGTAGCTGCCTTGGTTCTCATAAGGAGAAAGATCAAATTGATCAGTGAGGGAGGCATAGGCCATCAACAGGTCAATAGCGTTGTCTTCTACCTCATGTTCCTCAACACCAAGCTTAGCTCGAACACCCTCTTCTGTTACAGGAAAAGGAATGAGCTTCTCAATGCGATAACGGGTGCGACCTGTGACTACCCCAGACGCAGTAACATAGGTCCATGTAAGAGTGCGAACCTCAAACAGAGGCTTGTTACAGATGTTCACACTACTAGGAACCAACAGGGTAATACTCATAGCGCCAGCGGTAGGCGTGACAGTACGTCCCTCATATCCAGCGATGGGCTTATTATCATTGCCTAGCACCGAATAGACAACAGCACCGGTCGGAAGACCGGTGCTGAAATCAACTTCGTGGGCGAAGGGCGAACCCTCAAGCACAGCTTAGTTCTTCTTGGAACGAGTATTCAGTGAGTTCGGAACATCGCTTTCTACACGACGAGGCTCATCACTCACAGCTTGTTCAGAACCATCCGTAGGGGCCGTATCCGGCTTCTCAGCCGCGTCACCGCCTGCTTCCTTAAGACGGCCACTCTCGATAGCCGACTCAATGAACTGCGTCTTGCTGACCTCACTGACTCCAAAAGCCTCAACTACCTCAAGGGTAGCCGGGTCCTGAAGCATGAAATCACCAACAGTCTCAACCTTGATCTTTGGTACGCTTGTAGTGCTGTCCACAATCTATCTCCTAAAAAAGAAGGCCCCCGACTGGGGGCCTTCTCCCTATTACGCAGTCTGCGAAAGGTCAAGGATCGAACGAGTGTCACCGAAGATGAGACGGTAACCGTTGTTCTTTGTCTTGACGTACTTCACCTTCTGGTTCTCGATGGCCTGCTGCGACTCTTCGATGTCCGAACCAGTCTCAACCAGTTCCTCCATCGTGTCAGCCTTGGAGAAGCCGATCAGCTTCTGCGAAGGAGCAGTCGAGGACACTTGGAAGTTCACATTGAAGTTGAAGCGTGGGTTGGCATCAGCCACGTTCACGCCCGCCTGACGGAGAACCTCAGCCTGCGGAGTACCTGCCTGAATGGAAGGCTTCGCAAACATACGGTGCCACTCAAAGTGCATGTCCCAGTTACCAAGGATGGTATCCACAGGAGTACCAGCCTGAGCGCGCTGTACCAGCCAGCGAAGGAATACTTCCCAATCGATTGCACCCTGCTTGTAGGTACCACCGTTCAGTGCCGAGAGGTCCTTACCACTGGTCACCGGAGCCGCACCATAGATCGCGTCACCGTTGATCAGCATGTTGGTAGCAACAGCCACCTTACCGATCTCGATTTCACGCTCAAGACGCTGAGCATACGGAGCCATGATGTCAAGGCTGGCACGACGTGCGAACTCGTAAGTCCACTCGTAACCACCACCAAACTTGAAGAACTTCACCGAATACTGGCTTCCACGGATCGAACGCACGGGGATGCGGGCACCCTCGGCAATCGAACCATACTGCTGATACGCCTCAGCGTTATCATCAATAACGGTTGTCAGCATTTCGACACCGTTGACGTTACGTGTCTGAGACACGATACCATCAGTGGACTCGAACGGAGACTGACGATACTTCCAATGAACGATGTCATCGATCACTTCTGGGAAGAGCGCACGCACACCGGGGAAGGTCTGGAACGTCTCAGCCGCAGCCTGAAGCACAATTCCCTTGGAGAAATTGTCCTGAACCGGCAGGTTCAGAGCCATCAGAGCCGTCTCGTAGCCGTCAAGCTCCGAGTTAGCGAACTCACCCTTGGTCGGATCGACCCCAAGGCGAAGGTAGTCACGAGCCGAGATGCCCAACGTCTTCGACGTAGCAACAAGCTCCTGACCAGCCTGAAGGCTCTCAGCACGATTGTCCGAAGTCAGCTTGGCAAGCGCAACCTCGGCAGGCGCGGCTGTCTTCAGCAGTTCAACGAGGTTGGTAGGCGTAGCCACTTGCATTTACTCCTTACAGCTTTTCAACAATTGCATAACCAGTGCCGACTTCGACAACATTGTTATGGGCACCGGTTGGTGCAGCACCAGTCTGAGCGACACCGGGCGTTGCCGAGCCGACCAGAGCATCACCGACAGCGACCGTTCCAGTTGTTGGAAGCTTCGAACGGAACTTGCGGGAAACCGCACCCGTCAACATTCCACCCTGCTGGGTACGCTGCTCAAACGTCTCAAGACGACCGAAGATCGCTTCACCGGCAACGGCGAGACGAACAGCATTTGTCTTGGTTGTATCCTGAGTAACTGCCTTACCCACGTCCGCCGCAGTCATCGTGGCTGCGAGATTGTAGGTGAAGGTGAAGTCCTCGAAACTGAACTGATACGTTACGACTGCATTAGGTGTGTATGGCACGACCTGTTACTCCTTCTTATCGACCAACCTTGAAGCCGGTAGCTCCACGGAACTTAGCACCCTTCTCAGGGGCAGCACCATTCGAGAGATTTGCAACTCCGCCAACAGGCAGGATTGCAGTCAGCTTCGACTGATACTTTTCGATACCGGCCTTCAGGTCAGCGACCGACTCAGGCGGTGTAATGCTTGTCTCACCAGCAGCAGTTGCCAGCTTGGTGTACATTTCGACCATGACAGCCTTTGCTTCTGTCAACGATGTCGTAGCTGTTTCAAGCTCGGCAACCTTGGAATCAGCCTTTGCTGCTTCAAGGTCCGCAGTCAGAGTCGCTACCTGAGTAGTAAGCTCTGTAACTGTACCTTGCAGGGTCGTATTGGATGCAGTCAGCGTCTCAATATCCTTCAGCGAAACCTTTAGGTCCGCCTTGGTATCGGTAAGCTGAGTCATAAGAACATCAGTGTTCACGTCTTCTTCTCCTTTAGATGCCTGCAAGAAAAGGCGATCTACTTCGAATCCTCGTGCAGCAAGCTGCTGCAATGGCGCAGCGAGCTTTGACTGACTTTTACCAACAATTTTAGCTGATTTTGCCGCACCACGACTAACCAGACTAAGTTCTGTGAAAACAGCCAAGCCTACAAGACGAGCATGGATACCATCTGTACCGATCTCGTGACCATTATTACAGGTACGTTCGTAGAGGTTAGTGAAGGTTGCTTCATCCCCTCGATAATCAAAGTCACATTCCGAACAAAGAATCTGACTTGCAAGGAATGAAACCGAAACCTCGTCAAGCGAGCCAGCATCTAGCTTTTCAGCGGTCAGTGCTTCCGTTGCATCCACATAAAACAAGACACGAAGCTCATCCTGCCCACTCGCATCTAGATGTACTTCAGCGTAGAAGACACGACCCTTGGGAATATCTTCCTTGTCGTGATTGGCAATCAGAGGAAGATGATTTCCACCATTGATAGCATCTGCCATCTGACGAATGGTCAGGCTAGAAATCTGAGCCTTCTCAAAGATCGTACCATCCTTACCCGGAAGAGGATAAGTATTGATCGCAATTGCCTCGAACACAGCAAAGCCACTAGGATCAACGTCCTCACCAACAGCATTCTTAATGCGCTGAGTAAGTTCTGGAGTAAGGGCTAGGCGCTTCATGATTTACTTCTCTGGATGATAAGCGAAGAATGCTGCAAAGGTAGCAGCTTCATCCCAATCCGTACCGTCCTCATTCAGTACCTGAAAAATGGTACCATCCTCATGAGTAAGATAAGCAATATCGGGTCGAAAATTCTCTGGCACGATTAGTTCTCCGATCCACCGGTCATAAGCTGAGTAATGGTTTGAGCGGTTGCACCATTTACAACACGAACACGCGCATTAGTCATCATGACCGGAGTCTTAAAATCAAACGCCTGTCCAACACCCAAGGTAGAGGGTGTAACTGTAGCTGGAAGTGCTGCGGTGTACCATGTAGTACCATCCCAACTTTGTTCAAAATACAGTGTACATGCCTGATCAACGATAAGTCGAACACGTTGAATCGAATACTGACCCGGAGCCCCCGATGTAGTTGAACCAAGGGCACGGGCAGTCGTAGTAATTGTTTGGGATGCAGGTAGAGCAGTACCCAATTCATTCCATGTAACCTGTCGGTTCAAGCTAAGTGTATTACCAATACTTACCGTACCACTAGCTACCGTCACGGTGCCAGCTACAGGAATAGCCTGACTTGCCGCCGAATTGCCACGACCCCCCCCTACTTCAGCCTGAAGCTCCTGAATATCCATCGAAACGATACGATAGAAAGTCCATGTAGCAGCAGCAGAGTTACTGGTATTTACAATCCAAATGAACGGACGATAGACCAAATTAGGATTTGGAACCTGCGAAGAAACACGACCACCAGCAGCACGAGCAGCAATGCTATCAGGTGTAGCAGTAGCAAGAGTAACATCTTCGGCACGAGCTTCCAAGCTCATCTCTTGGGCGGTTGCGCTTGTTACCTGTGATCCAATACTAACCTGCTTAGCAGCCGAACTGCTAGAGATTGTTTCAAGCACAACCGATGTAGCCGCTGTACCATTATACAATACGTTAGCACGATGAGCAAAATCGGTTGGCACCGTAGCGTGAACAATTGGTACGCCAGTTGTCGCATCAACAGCTACATATCCAATACGAACAAGCGTAGTGTTGTTACGAACCGAAGCCATCAGAGTCGCCATCAGGTTCGATGGAATAGTTGCGCCAACCTTACCCACGACCAGAAGCTCGGCTCCGGCTGTAGCGGGAACCGTAGCTACCATAGCTCCATTCGATGCAAGCAGAGTGATACCTGTCTGACGCAACGTATCCCAACGAGCCGGATCAAAGGTTGTCGATCCAGTCATATTGAAGCCATCACTGAACTTCGAATACGTTGTGCTGGCCTGAATAGCGTAGTTGGAGTCAGCCAACGTAGTCTCGCTACGCAGCTTCACCGGAAGAGGCTTATCCTGATCGATGAACTGTGCATCTTCATTGGGATCACCAATAGCAATAGCTACGGGGATCGTAGGCTGATTACCACTTTCGTATCCAATGGTGCGACTCACAGCATTTATTCCTCTGATTTAGGGGGTCAAGTTGCAGATTTAGAATTTACTTACTAGCCTGCTGACCTGAACCACTCTTAACCGACTTTGATTTGGCTACCTTGGTTCCACCCTCAGGAGCCATGCCCCGTCCTAGTGGATCACCATTCGGAGACTGATCCGTAGCATCCACAGAAGCAACATTAACGGGGTCCATGAAACCCGTACCCGAAAGTTCAGGCGCACTATCAGGACGAGGACGAGCAAAGATAGCCAAATGAAACTCATCATCCGTAACATAACCACGGCTCAGAGCCTGCTCATAACGTGAGAACTTCATGGTCTTCTGTGGTTCAAGCTCAAGCTGAGGACGAAGCTCAACCGGCTCAAACAGGAACTCGATGCTTCCTTGGAAGCCAGCAAGACGACAGGCCAATGTCAAGACCTGCGACCATACTCCAGCAACCACCCGGTTGAGGGCGTCACAGTTCATGGCAAACAAACGAGCCTCAGTCGAAGCTACCTGTCCATTGGTACTCTTACCCACCACCGATGGCATGGTCTTCAAGGCCGCAGTATTCTGGGCATCAAAAACATCCATCACGTTCTGGATGGGAAGTGTTACAGCGGGCTTGCTATCATTGACCATGCCTACTTCCACAGCATCAGTGTGGACTAGGGCCTGATCAGGACGCAGATTTGAATAAGCAGAAGTGATAATAGCCATCTGCTGTTCAATGAAATCACGAGTCTTGGCAGCATCCGACCGTAGAAGAGCAGGAGCCGACTTCAACAGAATCTCTTCCATCACGGTCACATCCATACGAGGATAACCAATGACCTGACTAATACGATAAAGATCATTGATAACCTGCTGACGAGCAGCAATCGTATTGATGGCAGCAACAAAAGGACTGTACGTGTACACGTCAGTCGGGTTCTGCTGAAAGCGAGCAACGAAGAATGTTGGAATATCAAGACTGATTTCTGTATTAGAACCAGTTGGTTTCTGAACTGGCTTATATTGACCAGCTTGCTTCTCATTCCACGTAATAGTCGCCATATCGATTAGACGCAAACTATCTGGTTCAAACTTCTTATCCAGAACAAGCTCAGCCGCAGGAGAACCACGAAGCAGCGTCCAGAAACGCATATCGTCATTCAACTCAGCAAGCCCAGCCTTCGATGTGAAACCAAGACTGTAATCTGTGACCGTCGTCATCTTTTCAATGATCTGGTTTGCCAGTCGTACACCGTCTGTTGAAAGCTCACCATTCAGGTCGTATGCCTTGACTACATAATCTGCCGATCCCGAAATTGACTGATAGGCAAAGAACGAAGCCGACACATCGCTATCGTGACGCGACAGGTCCGAAATCAGAGTACGAGCATCGTTCGATGTTCGGGTCGCAAAAATGTCATCCAAATGGTTACGATACCGTGGCATCGTAAGGATCGGCTGACCGGTACGAAAGGTAGGAGTAGAAGTGGTACCTCCTGCCTTAGCCTTCTTCTTTGGCAGAATTAGCTGAATACCCTGAAGACCAGCCATTAGTACAAACCTCCCAGACGACCAATT